CTCTGGATTTTTATTCTTGTATACTCTAAAGATTTCATCTGCAAATCCTTGACCTATTGTTTTAATACCTTCAAAATCTAAAAATATTACTTTGAATTTGTCTGCATTCAGCAATATTCTTTTTGCTTTTGAACGAGATACGAATACTTCGCCTAAATATTCTTTCGCTAAGTGGACAGTTATAGTTGTTCTGTCGAAAATATATTCATCATTTGTATATTTTTCAAATACTTCGTGTGCTGTTCTATCGGTATCTTTATTCAAGAAAAACAATACTCTTGTACCTTCAATTTTATCTTCGATTCCAACACTTTCAAAATTATACAATTCATGTCTATTTCCAGTGAAAAATTCTTTATCAAAAGAATTTATAAAAAAATCATCAACTACTTTTGATGTGAAAAATATTCCTTCTCCACTATGGTTTGCTCTATCCGAAGTCAGTTTACCTTTTCGTAATTCAAATATTGCTTGATTTTCATTCTCTAAATTGTGGTCTTTTTTTATTTTTTTAAATATCCCAATTCCATTATCTTGTATACAAACAACAATTTCTTTATAATTTTCAGCATATAAAATTGAAATTTTATCGCCATTCGAGTGTTCTATAGCATTGTTTAGCATTTCTGTAAAAGTATATACCAAAAGGTCTCTCACATTTTCTTTTTTATCTTTTTCATACTTTGAAATAAAGTCTTCATAAACAATGTCTTCTTCTAAATTTATGTTATCGTATTGTTTAGTCTCATTAATATAAAATTTTAATCTATACTTACTCTTCGACTCTTTTTCAACTATATTTTTATCTATAAATTCTTTTATATATTTAGATACCGTTTGCCTGCTAATAGGGTATTTTTCAAGTACTTCCTTAAAAACATTTCCATTTTTATAAATCGTTTCTATAATAAAGTCTTTTATTTCTCCTCTATACTTTTTACTAAAGCTCATACTCTTAACCTCCTAATATAGAAGTATGTAAACTTAAATAAATATTTTAAAATTTTAAGTTTACAATTTAAGTATACATTACTTTTTTATTAAAGTCAACTACTTTTTATTAATCACAGTTATTATATTTAGTTGTCATTGTCCTATATAAATTTATTTCTTTTTCTTTGATTTGCTTACATTTTTACCTTTTTTACTATTTTTCTTATCTCTAACTTTACCTTTTGTCCCTTTTTTATTACTTTTGCCTTTTCTGCCTTTACCTTTAGATTTAGCCTGTTTCTCAGCTTCTTTTTTTCTTTGCTCTTCTTTTGTTTGTTCAATTGCATTTTGTTCTGCATTTTCCCTTGCTCCGAGCTTCATTGCGTTGATTTCGCAGGTGTAATCTCCAGTAATTTCATGTGTTACCTTGTCTATGACATACTTACCTTCAAATTTTCCCCAGCTTTCATCAAGCTCTATTATCATTCCAGCCAAATATTTTGCACTTCCGTCAACATTTAAAGTTATCTGGTATTCCTGTTTCAGATTTTCTTTTAATGTTTTTTTTGCAACTTTTTTAGCTGTGCTTTTTCCTTTTGTCTTGACTTTTAAGGTTTTTTCTTTTTTGCCCCTACTCTTTTTGTTATTCGCCTTGTTTTTCAGATTTTCTTTTGATTCTTTTAAAGATTTTCCTTTTTTTCCACCAGTTTTATTATTATTTCCCTTTTTTTTCATATATTGTTTCACCTGTTATTTTTTCTTTGATTTAGCTTTTTTACTCTTATTTTTTTGTCCTTTATTGCTAGATTTCTTGTTTTTAGAAATCTTATTGCCTTTTTTTGATGTTTTTTCTTTGTTTCCTGATGACTTGTTATCCGAACTTTCGGTTGTAAGTTGATTACGTTTTTCAAGTTCTTCTTTAGTAATAATTTCTTTTATGACTTTTTTCTTATCAGGGTCATAATATGAAACTTCGACTTTATCATAAATTTCCTTATTTTTCTTTTTCAAGCTGAAACTTCTAATTCTTTCATCTTTAACATTAAAAATTTCAATAGTTTCATTTTTTTCCATTTCCTCGTCATCAAAAATAATTATCTTATCATCTGACACTTTCATATTCAGTCCAGTTTCCTTGACAACTCTATTAATAAAAGCCAAATCTGTTTCTTGATTTTGGTCAAGCCTTTCAAAAAATTCGTTGTCTGCATATATTTCAGCATTCATCTCGTGCTTATTTGCAATCTGTGTAACAAGCTCCTTCAAAGTGATTTTTTCCCAAGCAACACTATTTTTTTGGTCTCTAATATTCTGATCTAACGGCAAGGCTAGGCATTTTAAATTAAGTTTGTTATTCTCAAAAGTTGGCTCATCCACATAAAACGTTCCCAAATCTAAAAAATTAGTTTCATTTCCTATTTCTTCGTGAATGCCGACAAGTAATTGAGCATTTTCATCAGGATACCACTCTTTCAGCCAGCGATAATCCAAGTTTTCAAGCTCCATTTCCAAGTCATCTATTGCATTTTTAGAATTGTCAGTGTAATTCAGAGATGAAATAGAATGGGCTATCTCATCAGAAATGTCAACTTTATTAAAAATTACTATAACTCTTATATTTCTAGCAAAAGCCATTCCTATTCACCTCTCTTCCAAGGCGGCAAACTTTCATCGTCTTCAACTTCTTCAGAAATTTCAGGAATAATAATAGGAATATTGGCATCGAAAATAGCAATGTCAATTAATCTTAAATTATTTCTTATAAGGTCATGAAAATATCCTTCACTTCCATAAACTTTAAAAGCTATCAAGTCCCAAGTGTCGCCTGAGACTGTTCTGTACACTTTTACTTTTGCCATTATCCGTATGCCGTCCTTTCCCTTTTATTTATATCTCCTGCTATCACTTTTCTTACAATTCTTTCAACTTCTGATGGATTACCGCCATTTACATTTATAGTGATTGAGTAATTGTTTCCAGCATATGAATTACCGCCTTTCAAATTATTCACTCTGTCTTTCAGATTAGCCACTTTATCTCTCAAGGTGCTTCTAGTTTGAGAATTATTAAGTATTCTTGTACCTTTTGGAAGATTTAAAAGCATTTCACTTTCAGCTAAGAATGCTGGCTTTCCAGGTATCTGGATTAATTCTGCTCCACGTTCTGCAACTGTTGTAAGTCCACCTTCAAAATAATTTGTTCCTGTCCATTTCTGACCAATTAATCCACCAATAGAACCAAGTCCGCCAGAAACTAAACTTTTTAAACTGTTCCATTGTTCCTTAAACCAATTAAACAATCCGCTTAAAATACTTTTTGCACCATTGACAAATCCACTAATTCCTGATGTTACACTTCCCCAAATTCCTGATACAATTCCAGGGATCTCGTTCCATTTTCCTGTGAAAAATGCCATAAATAAACTGAATATTCCTTTCCAAACAGCCACAGTTGCTCTTATAGAACTGCTAATCATATTGAAAACTCCTTTAGCTATAATTCCTATCAATTTAAAATTATTCCCTAAACTCTTTGCAAATGGCGTTGCAATTACTCTTATCGCAGTAAATGCAGCTTTCCAGAATGCAACTGTAATCTGTATCTGTGTTTTCAAAGCTATCAATGCGGCTATAATCACAACTTTTATGACTGTACCTATAACAGTCAAGACAGGTTTTAAGGAATCAAACATAGGCTTCATTTTTCCAAGTTCTTTGGTTCCTGATGAAAATAATTGACTAAATCCGTTTTTTATAGAATCAAATACTCCCTTAAAATGCGGAGCTATCTGTTTTACTCCATTATTAACTCCATTTCTGAACCAGTTCCATTTTGAATACATTAGTGCAAATGCAGCTACAGCCGCCGCTCCTGCCGCAACATAAGGATTAGTAAGTAATGGTCCTAGTTTTGTCATTGCTGGTCCTAATTTATTAATAATTGGAAATGCTGTTTTAAGTCCGCCAGTAAAACTTCCAGCTATCTTAAATTTATCAAAGATTAACATTCCTTTCGATATTCCGCTAAATAAAGGTGCAAGCCCTTTGGATAATCCACCAATTCCGATTTTAAATACTGCAAATGCTGCTGCTGCTTTCATAATTCCTGCTGCTAATTGTGGATTTTTTTGAATAAATTGAGAAACTTTATCTATTAATGGATTTAATTTTTCTAATGCTCCAGTAATGGTCGGCATTAAAGCCTTACCTAAATCCGCCATTGAATTGACTACTTTATTTTTAGCAACTAGAAATTTATTTAGCGTGGTGTTCATTCTATTAGCATATTCTGCATCAACAGCTTCTTTTCCAAAACCTTTCTTCGCTTCTTTTAAATTTGTTTTAACTTTATCTAAATTGTTTATCATATCTAGAACAGAAGATTTGGCTTCTTCTCCAAAAATAGTCGAAACTATCGCTCCTTGTTTTGCGGGATCTACCTCTTTTAATTTTTGAAGAACTTTTAAAATTGTACCTTCTCCATCCCGTTGCATATCTACAGCTAACTTGTTAACATCTATTCCCATGCTTCTAAATGCTGCTGCTGCCTTTTTAGATGAAGCTTCACCTTTTGTTAATGCACCAAAAAAATTCTTTAATCCTGTTGCAGCTTGTTCTGGTGTTTTATTAAAAGACACCAAAGTTGCCGATAATCCTAACAATGCTGAATTTGATACACCAGCTCCTTTTGCAATCCCTCCAATTCTACCTGAAATTTCTGTCAATTCAGCAGCACGCGAAGCACTATGGTCTGA